GAAACTGCCTTTCATTGCCTGACACCAACCTCCATGGCACTTCAATTGAAATCTTCAGATCATCCCGGTCTTTGGGTTTGATGTTGATTACTCCCTTATAAAGGATAGTATCGAAAAAGAGATCAATTGGGAAAAAAGAGTTTTTGTCGAATGATGTCGTGTAATATTTCTGAACCTCATTTGTTTCTGTATTAACTGTTATTTTAGATACGGTTGACGCATCCGCATCATTAGAACCAATCAAATCGATGAGTGTAACAGTTTCAAATTCCTTCACTTTGTGAGCGTCGACATCCTCTCCAAATTTTGCATAGAGTGTCCAGTGGGCGAAGTAGTCATTACAACCGATGCCAATTGAACCGACGTAGTTATTTTGCTCATCATGAATGAAGAAATCCATCTCACCCATAGGGATGTTGGCATGATACTTATCGGAAAGGTGAAGCCGATATTCCTGAGCTGATGCATTAGACATTGCGAGAGCAGCTACTATGGCCCCTACCATAACGCTGGCAATTTTCATCCCTCACTCCTATATGATCTCGCATGAAAACCTTCGACTTTCCGATGCACGTCTTGGAGGTTGAGTACCCGGAGTCGGCAAGGGTAAAGTTCGGCGGGGGATACGAGTTTGCCACCAGGCCAAGAGGGCCGGACCAAACTGTCTACACCCTTCACTTCGAAGGTATGCGGTTCTTTTTCGAGCAAGTCGGTTACCCTCCCCTAGGGACTCGTACGATCCTCGATCTGAACAAGTACCCGGCCATCAATATGGGACTGTTGGAACGGTTTTATCAAGAGCACAGGCTCTTTGAGCCGTTCTATTACCCACACCCGGCTGAAGGAAACCTCGTGGTTCGCTTCCGTGACCCATTGCATTACAAGCTGAAGAAGAATGGGCGGGGAGAAGTTGAACCCTTCTCGGTCAAGTTGATTTTGCAGCCATGACGACATCTGCCCCGCAGCAGCACCTGGTGGAAGCTCAGAAGCTGACAGCCGATGCGCTTGTCGATCTTTATGAGCTGTCTCTCAAGCACGAGCCGGTCGTTTTCCGCTTCCGGGATGGTCCTACGGTACAATGGCAAGGAAAGGTTTATGAGGGTATGGCCTGCACCATGAGCGGGGACATGCGATCTTCCGAAGGTGAGGAAGCCCGCCCGGTTCTTCGCGTCATGAATCCGTTTGGTATCTTTAATCAGGCAGCCCTGAACTCCGATCTCGACCTGGCTATTGTTACACGTAAGAGGCTCCTCAGACGTCATCTCGAAGAGAATGTCAACATCTTTGAGCAACGCAAATGGTATGTAGGTCGGGTTCGGGAACTTATTTCGGGTCAGGTCATCAGCCTTGAACTCAGGAGCATGACGGAGGGCGCTAACTTCCAGATTCCCGTTCGTATGTTCATCCCACCTGACTTCCCGTTCGTTACACTGTGATGCAGATATGGCTCTGAAGTACGAACACTTGGTCGGTCGACCCTTTAAGTTTGGGGTGACGGACTGCTACTCCATTGTGAGGGACTTTTATGCTGACAACTTCGGCATAGTTCTGCCTAACTATGCCCGTCCAAATGACTTCTGGGAACACGATCTCTCCCTCTATTACAGGCTCTATCACAAGACGGGTTTTCGGTCATTGGACGTTCATCCTTCCGAATATCGGCCAGGTGATGTGATCGTCATGGCTTTAAGGGCGAAGGTCGGCAACCATGCTGGTGTTCTTCTTGAAAACGGCAGGATGTTACATCATGTATGGGGTAATCTCTCGACGGTCGTTCCGTATGGTGGCCTCTGGAGAAACATCACTGTCGGTGTCTTCCGCCACAAGGATGTAGTTCTCCCGGAGGTCGAAGAAACTGCCAACATCCGTGAGTTCCTTCCAGAGCGGGTGAGACAAAAGATTGATGCAGCTATCGAAGATTATCGAGCAGCTCAAGGAGAAGTACGACCCGAAGGTTGAGCGGGTTGGCTTCATCCTCAAAAACGGCGAGATAGTCGAGGTAGAGAACGTCTGCCCCGAGCCTGAGGAAGGGTTCGATGTAAAGGGTGAGGACATCCTTAAGTATGGTGAGGATGCCTACGCCACCTGGCACACTCATCCGACGAGCGACTGCAATCTTTCCATGAACGATTATGAGACGTTCCTGAACTGGCCCGAGCTTGAACATTTCATTGTCGGGACAGATGGCGTTCGTCGATACATTATCGAAGACGGAGAAGTGTTGATTGGCTCATAGGATCGTGGTCCTCCATGGACACCTGAAAAGGTTTCATGAGGGTCCGATCCGGATAGTGGCCAGAACCGCTGCGGAAGCAGTGGAAGCAGTCTCCAGGCAGCTCTTTCCCACCAGACAGCGTGTGAAGGTCGTCGGTTGTGAAACCGAGGAAGATCTTTTTCGCGATCTTGGTGACCAGATAGAAATTCACATCGTTCCCCAACTCAATGGCGGCAAGCGTGGAGGCCTTCTTCAGATCCTCCTCGGTGTCGCCCTCGTCGCCATTGGCTTCTTTATCGGCCCCGCCACCTGGTTGGGCTCCATGGTGATGAAAGTCGGTGCAATTGCTGTCCTCGGAGGGCTGGCTCAAATCCTGGCCCCTCAGCCCGAGGATGATAAGGAGCAGGACCGAAGTCGATACCTGGGCGCTCCAAGGAATACGGTCCAGATTGGTACCCGTATCCCCATTCTTTATGGAAAGCGTCGGGTCTGGGGACACTACCTCGCGTTCGACATCAACGCAAAAGACTACTCGAAACGAGCGACCACCTCTGGTGGCGGAGGCAAATAGTGCGTCCAGATGAATCTTTGATCAGAGAGGCCATTGCACGTACCGGGGGTTTTCGCCCCGCCGCCCGATTTCTGAGGGAGAATGGCTATGACATTTCCGAGTCTGGCATTCGAGGGATGGTGAAGCGATGGCAGGCTGACGACCTTGAACGCCTCACCCCGGAAATACCGGACATAGACATCGAAGAACTGATCGACCGCCGTATTAAGCAGTTTGCCCGAAAGAAGCAGAAATATGAGAATGATAAGCTGATCCAGGTCCGTGTGAACCGCGACGGCCCTATCGGCCTAGGCTTCTTCGGTGACATGCATCTGGATGACGACGGCACCGATCTCGAACAAATCCTTGAGCATGTCTCCCTGTTCGACGGGAGTGTCGAGGGCCTCTATGCCGGCAATGTGGGAGACGCCTTCAACAACTGGTCTGGCCGTCTAGCCCGCCTCTATGCAGAGCAGAGCACCTCCGCCGCAGAGGCCATTGCTCTTGTCGATTACGTGCTCAACCGCATCAAGTGGCTCTACTACACGCTCGGGAACCACGACGTTTGGCAGCAGGGCAGCGACATCCTCGAATACATCCTTCGGGATGCTGCCGTCGTTCACAAGGCCAACAAGGTTCGGATTGCCTTGCGGTTCCCGAACGGACGCAACGTGAAGATCTATGCCGTACACGGGTTCCGTGGAAAGTCGCAGTGGAGTGAAGTCTTCGGCGCTGCCAAGACCGCTCAGCTGGATGGAGAGCATCACGACATCTACGTCGGAGGTCACATTCACACCTCCGGCTACGCACATGGCATGCGTCCCAACTCCGGTCGCATTTGGCATGCCATCCAGGTGGCCTCCTATAAGAAGCTTGACCGGTACGCCGAAGAACTCGGACTGGACAAGAAGGATCTCTACACCTGCCCTGTGGCTCTGATCGATCCTTATGCCCGCTCGGAAATCAACTTTATTCGCTTTGAGTTCGACCCTCATGAGGCTGCTGAGCGGCTGACCTGGATGCGCAAGCGTTGGAAGGACGGAAAATGAAACCGAGGCGTTTGTCCGGTTCTGGTGGTAGAAAATCCTATCATAGGACGTCCGACAATCTTTTCAGTACCGATATCGTCGAGGTGTTGCTTGGTGTTTCGGAGGGTCCGATCAAGGGTCTCGCGAATGGTCCGCAGTCCTTCCTGATCGATGACACACCCCTCCAGAGCCCTGACGGCGAGAATAACTTCGATGAGTTCGAGCTGCATATTCGGGAGGGTTCGGAGGAAGGAGAGGAGATCGTCTCCCGGATGGGCGGTTTCGGCTCATCCATAACGGTTAACACAGAGCTTGAAACGAACACTCCTGTTGTCCGACAGGGTCAGCAGACAAAAATCGACTACATTGATATCCGCCTGGTCGTTAATCGACTTTATCGCGAGGATGACCAAGGTAACTACGAGCATTCCGGCCAAGTCCGAATTGAATATAAGCGGACAAGCGAGAGCGTTTGGCACAATGCGCAGACCAATTCATCGGACCCACCGCCTTCCCTGGCGAACCTTTGGTATGGGCTGACTTCAATAGCCAAAACGTCCCCCTCCCCCGGCGACCGGTACGTGTATTGGCAGAATAGCCCTCCGACCGGAAAGATCGATTCGAACTCACTTTGGTTCGACAAAGACAACGACAACCGGCCCTACAGGCGCGTTAACGACGTCTGGCAGCAGATTTCTGCTACCAAGTCAGCGCAGCCCATTACCAATTTGATCTATTGGTCCTGGACTGAGACCGATGCTCAGGGCAGACAGAAGACTGTCAGGGCGTTTATAAGTCCTACGCTTCATCCTAGCTCACCAAACCAGGGTGATGTCTGGCTTAAGGAAAATTCCGCCCTGATCTTCAACGGTTCCACCTGGATCAACGCCGGTTCCTCCTTTACCCGGTGGAATCCCCTCCCTGGAGGGAATGGTATTGTCACGATTAAGGGTAAGACCACCGCTCCATATGTGAAGGAGCTTCGAATCCCGGTTAACCGGATCGATGACGATACCTATATGGTCCGGGTCACGAAGCTGTCACCTCCCAACACGACGAAACAGTTCTTTGACATTGTCTGGGAGAGTTTCCAGGAGGTCAAGGCCCAGACCTTTCAGTTCCCTGGCCTTGCGACAACACAATTGGTCGCTCGGGCGTCCGAGCAGTTCTCTTCGATCCCTCAGTTCTCTGGTATTTACGAGGGACGCATTGTCCGCGTGCCCTCGAACTATGATCCTGAAGCCCGCACCTATAATGGGGTGTGGGATGGTACGTGGAAACTCGCTTACACCAACAATCCGGCATTCGTCCTCTACGACCTCGTGATGAACAACAGGTATGGGATGAATGCCTATTATCCCATCGAGTTAAACAAATGGGATGTCTATGACGCCGGCCAGTGGTGCGACCAACGTCGAGCAGATGGCAAGCCTCGCTTTACCTTCAACCACCTTATCCAGGACCCGATGGGGGGCAGAGAGGCCATCGATTATGTCGCGGGTGTCTTCGGAGGACGCTTCTTCGACGATGGCAACGGCTTCGGAACCATAAAAATCGACAGGGATACCGAGCCGGTTGCGATATTCTCTCCGGAGAACGTGGAGGATGGCCTCTTCGTCTATTCCTTCACTGAGATTTCGAGCCGTTACAATGACATCACCGTCACCTTCATCAATCCGGACCTCAACTGGGCGGAGGACAGGCGACGGATTTATGATCAGGACCATATTGACCGCTATGGCCGCATTCCTCTGAACTTCATTGCGGTGGGGTGCATTGACGAGGCGGAGGCAATTGCCCGCGCCCGATACAAGCTAATCACCGGCATCTCCGAGAAGCGCATCGTCAACTTCAAGACTAACCGTCAGGGTCTCTATCTGTCTCCCTATGACGTCGTTCTAATCGCGGACGACGAGATGGCGGGTGGCCTCCATGGCCGAGTTTATGAGGTTACCGGCGAAGATTCCTTCTCGCTTCGCGAGCCTTTGTTTCTTGAACCCGGCTATAACTATCGGGTCGTATTTCAACTGATCGATCCCGAGAGCGGCCAGTTCCGCGTCTACAAATATGATTTGGCCCAGGGCCTGTCGGGCACGATCACCGATGTGGTTGTTGACGGGACGCTTCCTGAGTTGCCGGAGAAAGCCGTCTTCGCGATAGAGACCACGGATGGTAAGGATGCTCCTCGTGCCTTCCGCATCACCTCAATCACGGAGGTGGATGGTGATCCGGACAAGGTGGAGATTACTGCCGTCGAGATCAACCGCGCCAAGTGGGCCTACGTGGATGGGCATGTCTACAACCCGAGCGAGACTATTATTGAGTACGAGGTCCGCTCCAAGCACAAACCCGCCCCGGTGCCCAGCGCAACTGTCCGGCCCATTCGTACGCAAAGGGCCGGAAAGGATGTTGTTGACCTGATTCTGGAGTGGGAGCCAAGTCCCAGCACGTTGGTCCAGAAATACCGGGTGTTGGTCTCCCGGAATGGCAATCCGCCCTACATGCTGGCGGAACTGTCTGCGCTCACCTTTGAGTGGAAGGAGGTCCCGCCTGGAGAATATGTGTTCAGCATCGTTGCTGTCACCGCCTATAACCGTGAAAGCGAGCCTCTCCTTATAGAACATCGCCTTGTCGGTGATTACCGGGCTTTGGACCCTGTCACCGGCCTGCGCCTGCTCGACGAGCCACTGGACGATATCTACGAGCGGCTGTCGCCTACCCTGATCTGGGATGCCTCCACGCATCCGGATTTCAAGAGTTACGTCGTCCAAATCTATAATATGGATGGTAACCTGCTTCGTCAGGTCAACGTCCAGGACCCGACCTTCACCTATGAATATACGGTGAACAAGACGGACAACGGCGGGACGCCTGCCCGTATGGTGAAGGTCTCCGTGGCGGTGATGGACTATTACG